GTGCAAATTACCCTCGTAGGGCCAACTCAGAAGGACCCAAAAAAATTCACCAAGATGGTGCAGAAATCAGCGAAAATCGTGACAATCATCACCTTGCGGTTGCCAAAGCCTTTTTAATCGAGGCTTTCACGTGCATCTGTGCAACTTTCTTAGCGGTTGACTCACCACGTTCGAAGAACTTGAAGCGCTTCTTATACTTAGCGTTCTTCTTCGTGAGGTAGGCCAGCGGTTTATTCTTTCTCTTCATTTGCTGCAGCACTAAGCCATCAGCAATGAATGTCTTACCCTGATCTTGAAGCTTCTTAAGCTTACCTCTTGGTAAGTTGCCGTACTTGTTGGCAGCTTTCTTGCGAGGTATAACCAAAGACTTAGCAGAGCGAGTGCCGCCCTCTATCTGGTATTTCAAGTAACCAGCCTGTACTGGTTTGATAGAAACAGTGGCGGTCTTTGTTCGCTTATTGGCTCTCGTTATTTTGAAAGCCTTTTGCGTGAATGGTGTAGGCCTATCGATATCTGCTTTAAGCTGGCGTTCAACACCTGTCTTTACATCTGCAGCGATGGCATTGGCAGCGAGAACGGAAGCAAACTCCACTTGCTTTTCAATCTTCTTAAATGCTTTATTGAAAAACTTCTCTATATCATCAGCCATTATTTAACCAAGCCGACCAATGGCCTTAGTCCATCTTCTGGGTTACCGCGCTCAAAAGTGAAACGCTTAAAGCCTTGCTGCATTAAGTATTCACGTATACCTAAGCGAACTTTGAAATTGTAAACGCCAGTGCCGTTATATAGTCTGGCTAGCCTATCGCCAGCGTGAACAACACTAACGTTAAACAAAAGCTTTTTGCGGTGTGGGCTGAATACCCTGATGGTTGAGCCGGTTACTTCTGACTCTACTACTAATCCATCTTTGGTGGTGATGGTTGAGTAGGCCATTAGCTACCCCTTAGTTATTTATTACCTTGAAGGATCCTATCTAACTTTTCATCAATGCTATCTAGGCGCTTTTCTATGCGGCGGGCATCTTCTATGCGCTGCTGTTGTAAGAACTCAATATCTTGTTCAGCAGCTGCTATTCGCTTATCAAAATTAGAAAGGTATTGAATGCCGCCAATTAGCAACACTAACGTGGTGATGATATGCCCAACAGAAATAGACTTCTCGATGTGGAATTTGTTATCAGTGCTCATTAACTGCGAGCCGCTATTAGTTTGGTTTTGTCACTACTTGAACGGGTTGTTCCGTACCAATACTGCATAGCGTTCGACCATTCTTTTACAACTACACCTAACAGCATGAACAACACATCTTTTGATGCATCTGGCACAGGCGCGAAAAAAAGGAGATAAACAACCAGGCAAACAAAAACAGTTAATGCTACAGATAAGGCTGCTGGCATAATGCTTTCTTTATGACTTAAGCGAGCGTTCTGCTTGTCTTTTAAGTGCAGCTCTTGAAGCTTAGTTTCGTTATTCGACTCGACTTCTTTAAGCTTAAGCGCTGCGTTTGGGTCTGCTTGGATAGCTGCAGCAATATCGTTAGGCGTTTCTTTTGTGCCGAACTTACTCGCTAAAATTGTGCCGAACGCCGCACCTGATGGACCACCAAGAACACCGCCTAACAGTGGCGCATAATCCGCTACTTGTTTACCTAGTTCTTGCCAGTTCATTGAAATTCACCTGTAACCATTTGGTCGTAAAGTTCTTTAGCGCGGTTTGGTGTCTGCATAGCCCAGCGACTATTAAGCATTTCGCTCGCCGCTAAAACGAATTGCTCACTTTGAACTGCTGCAAGCATATTTCTGAACTGAGATAGACCTTTAAAGCCTAGTTGGAAAGCCATATTGATTAATACAGCCTTGCGTGCATCATTTAACCCACTGAGAAAGCCTGCGCGGTGAAGTCTTTCTTCCACTTCGCACATATCACTAAGTAGCATTTCTTCTGCTTGGGCCTTGGTGATGCCTTTATCATCCAAGTTATGACCGTAACCAATCGTCAATTTGCCAGCGGTGCAGCGATACGGTTTTAATTTTAACCCTTCGTGTCGCTTCAACTGCTCAATTGTTGAATGGTAATTCATAAATTTCAGCCATAAAAAAAGCCCCGACTGGTTAGGTCAGGGCTGTAGTGGTAACAAGTACCAGAATAGCTAAATTATGCCACTTTTGAGGGGCTCTAAACACACAACATCTGGTGAAAAAATCACAACATCTGAATGTTTTACCCGTATTTTCTATGACAACAAGGGTATGAGTGAGTTTTCAGCCTCTCTGATGTAGAAATCACTGCGCTCGTTAAGGTTAATGTACTTGTCATTTACCGCTTTCCTGCAACCGAAAGAAAGTTTATTGATTGCATCGCCTATTCTCTCTATATGCGGGGGTATATAAATTGAGTCTGCTGAGCTATTAAATAAATGCAAATCAGAACTGGTATAAACCTCAGTTTTAAGGGTTTCACAAATCTTTGCTGTGACTGACGTTCGAGCGTAACCAGAGCCAAGTTTTTTCTGGCTCCAAAATAAGCCCCAGCACCTTAAATCTTTGCGAACTTGTTGTATGGTCTTAAGCTGCACCTGACAACCTCCTAGCTTCTTCTAATCCGAAGTGTAGAGCATTAACAATAGTTTCAACATCATCATACGCTGGACGGGCACGCCCTGTCTCCCAGTTATAGATTGTGTTGACGGCAAAGCCAGTGAGTGAAGCAAGTTCCTCGCGGTTGTAGCCTCGTGCTTTGCGTATTGTGAGAATTATCTTACCACCATTAGTTGGTTTTCTCATAGTAACCTCTTAGCGCACGGCTTATGCCGCTTTCTTTTCAAGTTCTCTGATAGTCCTGTTAAACTCAGCTCTCATGGCCGCTAACTCTTTACAGGTGTAATTTTTTAACTCGTGTGGAGAATTGCAGTAATCTATAATCTTCTGCCCCTCCACCTCACCGAACCTTAGTTTTAAACCCTCTGTGTAGCCGTGCGTCTTTTTTGTGCCAGCAATGTCACCAGAAAGCCCCATATTGCAACGCCTGTTGTGTTGTAAATATGTGTTCATAGGGTCGAACCGCAGTTCACTTTGTGCGCCAACCGTTTTGTAATGGCCGCAACACCATTGGTCATTACCCAATGGGTTTCCGCAGCTAATACAGGTTGGCTCCAATCCTCGTGAATAAAACCAATCCAGTTCTTGCAGTACGCGCATTTTGTTGAACACTTTTTGTGTAAGCTTCTTCTGGTGGGACAGGTCGTTAAGCTTTACTTCCCTCTTTCTCTCAGCAAATGATTTTCGCTCAATTTGCTTACCCTTTTTAGCCAGTTTAGAAACGTTATTTGCCGCCCACTCTGCAAAACAGTTTTGGTCACAGAATGCCTTTAGCTGTCGTAATAGCATGTCGCTTTGTAAGCCTTTCTCTTTACAGTGTGAGCAACGGCGGTGTTTCATAACAACTCTTCCCTAACTATGATTCGTCTGATATCTCCCAGCCAACCAAATTCCTCCCACCTTTCAAACTGCCTAAAACTAAATTTCACCCACTCTTCATCGCCTGGCTTTTCGTGAACCACATAACAAACGGTTTTAGTTGGTGTAATCATTAGCGCTGCCCCACATTCTCTTTACATGGCCACGGAACAAATACACCAAGTTTCTCAACCAGTGTTTTGTTTAAAATGTCGTAGATAGCTGGATAATCGGTGCTACTTGCGCGTGTAGTGGATTTCTCGCCCATGTAAGCTTCTTGCACCGGCTTCCACAAATGCTGCTTAACCGCTTCCATCGTCCACGGTATTTCTTGGCGCTTACTCATTTGAAGCACTTGCCTAACGTCCATACCCTTGTCATTAAGCGCGTGTGATACATGAGTAAGCCATACGTGAAGCGCATTGTTTTGTAACTGGCTGCGCTGCTTCTCAGTTGTGGTTTGCATCATTAGCCATTTGTTTTGGTGCCACTTTTCACGCAATTCTTGTATGGCTGCATCTAGTGACTGTTGACTATTGATAACGCGGAATTGACCTTTCACGCCTCTAACTCCTTCCATAAGGCATTAAAGTGCTCTTGATCACTTAACGCTATTGCACTAGCATCGCGATACTCTTCATTGATACGGCGAGACTTAGCGCGCTTTTGCAAAGTTGGGCTTTTTGTTTCACGCTTAATGCGAAGTGAGCGGTTTTCTAATTGGTGTTGATTCATGCTGATCTCTCCATAGATTCTAAAAGCTGTTTTTTTTCATTGACAAAATCTGCCTCAATTTCTTTGGCTTTTATTTTTCTTACCCTCTGCTCAAGTCTCACTATGTTTCGTGCGGACAAGCCGAACTCTTTACCTTTGTTCAAAGAACCGCTTCTGTAATAAGGGTAGCCATACGAAAACGGATAGTTGGCAGTCCAAATTTCAAAGTTATTTAATTTAGAAGTATGATTAGAAACGATCAGCTCCTTACCTTCATCAAGCCAACTTCCTATTTTGGCGTTGTAGTCAGCGTCGAACTTAGTCTGGCAAAACATTAAATTTGATAACCACACATAGATAATTTCAAAAACCGTTTTCATGCGGCCACCTCTAACTTATTAACCTGTCCTTTAGTCATTAACGCTTCACGCGTAACAAATGACACATACCCAGCGCTTACGCGGTGCGGGTCAAATACGAATATCACTGAGCCTTTGTTATTGCCCTTTTGCGGTACGCCGTTCTTTAGGAACGCTAAGCGGCCATCGGTGATAAAGCGGGTTTCACTGGCATATTGCTGGGCAAGGCTGAACCATCTAACTGATGGGTCGCACATAACGAGCATCACTGTTCCACGCCCAGTTTCTTGAGCTTCAATTGCCTTTTCAACCCAAGGTAAAATTTTGCTATAAGGTGGATTGCACCAAAGATAATTAGTGGTATCTAGCGCCCTCTTGAATGTATCTAACGTATCGAAGGCCCAATCTTTAGAAAGCGCGTCATCCTTAATAGTCCAATATCCAGAGCATTTGGCGGTTGTATGCTCTGCACATACATCGAACCCAAAGCAAAACTCTTTATCTAGCGCGTTGAACACCTCTGGTGGTGTTGACCATAAATCATTACTCATACCGCACCACCTAAAATGCTTATTGACTCCAAACCAAATGGTAAGCCTCTGGCCTTACGTGACTTCGCAATATCTACCGGTGTGTAGTCGCGAATAAAACTGGCGCGGTAACGAATGGTTTTGCCATGTTCATTGTGGTCAGCTTCATAGGCAACACCGTTCTTGTTCTGCAAACTCTTCAATGTGTTACTTGGTCTGCTATCGCCAAGGTGTTCAGCTAGTTCTTTAGTGGTTCGCCACTCGCCATCACTGAAAGCGATTGCTTTTTCTATGTTGTTCATTACGCTGCATTCCTTTCGCGAATAGCCATAAAGCTTTTAAAAATGTTGGTGCGGCGATAGCTAGCCATTTTAGGGCACATATCGAGGTAGCCTTTTCTTTTCAGTGCCAACAAGTGGCCTGCAACGCTATTAGGCTTTACACCAAAATGCTCGGCGATAACTTCAAACGTAGGAAAGTTGTCATTTTGCTCGATGAACTTTTGAATGAAGTCCATGTAAGTGATTTGTCTATCTGTTAGTGCAAAGTCCATACGCTACCCCTTAAACTCTTTCGCAAACTTTTTAGGTGCTGGCACATCACCCACAATCTGTCGGTTGGCAAGCGGTTTGAACTCGCTGTACTCGCCACGGAACACGGAACCTACCATCCCAATTTCACCCATACGGCATTTGCCTATGATTAATTCCGCTAGACCTCTGTCAGGGCTGTTCTCGCTATAAACTTCATCGCGATAAATAAAAATTATCTTGTCTGCGTCTTGTTCAATCTGGCCTGACTCTCGCAGATCTGAATTGACTGGGCGTTTGTTGTTCCTAGTTTCCAGTGAGCGTGACAATTGACTTAGCACAACAAACGGGCAATCAAACTCTTTTGCCAATGCTTTGATGCTGCGGCTAATTTCACTTATTTCATTAACTCTGTTATCCGTTTTATTGTGGCCCCGAATCAACTGTAGGTAGTCGGCCATAATCAACGTTGGCTTCCCATGCTTCTTCCAGTAGCGGCGAAGCTCCAAGCGCATGCGAGGTATGGTCATGTAAGCATCATCAACGATTGAAAGGTGGGTGCGCTTGAGTCTATCCATAACGCTAGAAACCCTTGCAAAAGTTTCATCGGTCATACCGCCTTCGCTATCACCTGGGCGTTGTATCGCGCTAATTGAAACTTGACCGAGGGATGAAAGGACTTTGTAGATAAGTTGCTGTCGCGGCATTTCCATACTGAAAACGATGGGCTTGCCGCCGTTAACAGCTTCTGTAGCAACCATGTTCATAGCAAAGGTTGTTTTGCCCATTGAGGGTCTAGCAGCAACAACGACCATATCTGCTGGCTCAATCCCGTTTATTTTTTTATCAAGGTCAGGCAAACCTGTTGAAATGCCTGCAATGTCTTTGCCCGAGTTAATACGAAACTCTAATTCGTCGATAGCTGCGCCTATTGCCGCCTCAATTGAGTAATCAGCTTCGTTAGTGCAAAGCTTCTCAGATACATCACCCAAGCGTTTTTCAGCGTTCCCCAGAATCTCAATTACGTCTGAACCGTCAGAGTTGTAGCATTGCTCTTGAATATCTTGTGCTGCAGCAATTGCTTGGCGCTGCAGTGAACGATTGCGAACGGTGTTTGCGTAAGTCATCAGATTTGCAGTTGACGGAACGCTCTTGGCTAACTCATACACATAAAACTCGCCGCCAACGTCTTCAAGCTGTCGTTTGTGAAGCAGGAAATCTGGCAGAGTTGCAATATCGGCAGCGCGGCCTGTGTTGTTCATTTCAACAATGGCCTTGAACATCAACTTGTGCGCACGGCTGTAAAAATCGTCTTCGTTGAGAATGGGCAATACCGCGTCCAGCAAATCATTGCTGTGCAATAGCGAACCGATTACGCCCTGCTCTGCCGTTTGGCTATGCGGTGGAATGCGAAGGTTTTCAGCATGGTTCACTCTTCATCCCTCCACTGCTTGCGCGATAGGAAAAGCGCCGGGAACATGCCCGTGTAGTTTTCAAAATCTGAACGCTTACCGTGGGCTTGGCATGCTTCAATATCCGAAAACGCTTCGTTAATCAGGTTCAGCATGTCGTTAATTTCTTTAACGAACCCTTTATGCCCGATTTTTTTCATGTAGCTGTCAGGAAAGGCTTTTAAGAAATTCTTTTGATAGGTGTCATTCTTTGGTGGTTTTTGATTTACACCAATGGCTTTTTTTCCTTCACGCCAAGATTTCCAAAAATGCTCAAATCCCTTAACTCGAACTTCGTTTATTTTTTCGACACGCAGAGCCTCTGGGTCTGCATTATCTTTTATATTGTTAATATCATTATTGTTAAGGGTGTCGCTTGGGGTGTCGGCATGGGTGTCGGCACTACCATTCAAGCCCTTTAAATACGCGACATTTGGGGTGTCGCTTGGGGTGTCGCTTGGGGTGTCGGGTTTTTGCCACTTTTCCCAGTTATTTATGGTTAAAATTAAACCAATATCAGTGCGGCCATTTTTTAAATTCACCTTGGTAATTTGGTCTAGTTTTATAAACTTATTAACAATGCGGCGAACCTTGCTTTCTGATTCTATACCAAACGTTTCAGCAAGCTTTTTGTAGGTGGTAATAAATTGACCAGGCAAAAGACTAACAGGAACGCCCTTGTAATCGACTGAGCGATGTTGATGCGTAGCGCTGGTAAGAATATGCATAAAGATGGCTAAATGCTCTGGTGATTTGTACCACGGCTGTTTTTGAATATCTCGCCACACGGTGATGAAACCGTTTTTACTGGGCATAGCCTGCTGCCCCTTGTGAAGTTGATGTATTGTTGCTGGGCTAGCCATTTTTCTTCACCTCTGCCAGTTCATCTAATGCCGATTCAAGCTCTGCTATAAGCTTCAGCGTTTCGTTGACAGTTAGGTGCATAACCTTGCCTAGCTGGTTCGTTCTTATGGCTACACAATGGCCTTTAGCGGCTATCGTGTAGTTAGGGTTGTCAAACTTGGTTAAATCGCTCATAATCTCTCCGAACTTAGTTGTTCTAAACCCCGCATTTGCTTTCCACGGCTAGCGGGGTTTTTTTATTGGTGTAACAGACCTCCCAGCCTGCTTGGTCGGGGTTAACGTGATTAGCGCTTCACGCTTGACCGACTAGGTAGGATCAACACTTACGGCGCTACCTCGTTCCTCCGTAAGCATCAGACCGATATACTGCGTCACCCAGTTAAAGCGCGGCCGCAAATGTGCAACCCTTACGCTTTGATGTGCAGATCTCTGCTACGGCTTTACCGCCCCAGCATTTGGGCAAAGCAACTGCACTCAAAACGCCCTACACTTTCGCAGTAGGCGCGGCCATGGTCGTCACCTTGGCGCCAACTCGGATGAATAAGCCCTATTGCTTACCGTTACCGATACTAGAAAGCGTTGCCGGTGCCTCGTCTTATCCGAACGTTCTCTGGCCCATGGCTTTGTCGGTTAATTCCGTGGGGTTTATAGTGGGCACCCTCATTCGCCCACAGCCAGCAGCAATAACGCTTTGATGAATGACTGACCGATACCACACTGACCAAGCTCATTACCCGTTAGGGCGCTTCTTGCGTTACATCCCTAGCAGTCATTCTCAAAACGCCTTGTCTCTCCAAGTGTCACCTTTGTCTTTCGCCGCTAGCTAAGGTCGCTAACCATGTCCGAGTAGCCCAACACTCTTATGACTTCTGCTTCGTTTATCTGAATGTCCTCGCAATACGGAAGAGGATTGCTCAGGCGGTACATTCAGGACGTCTAAAGCGCAACATCAAACGCTTACTGCTAAATTGATTTAATAAACGCATCTAGCCAAAAACTGACAGATGCGTAATAGGCTAAAGCTGCCAACTCAACCGCTAACACGATTACTGCCGCTCGAAACTGCCAGTCGGTTTTAAATAGATGCCTGAAGCTCTGACACTGGCGCTTACACCACCACACGAACGGCGAGCGCATTACGCTGCATCCCTATCAGGGATGAACGATGGCTTTGGCTGTTTGCGTTTAGGGTCCAATGGAATTACTTTGCTCATGACCTTTATCCTGTTCATTCTGAGTTGGAAAAATAATACTCATGTTGCTTTCGTGAGTTTCGAAAACGGCATCCTCAACTAAGGTGATTGGAATGCCATTAATCTTCACCATCTCACCCGCTTTTAAAGTAAACTGCTTCATTAGCACCCCTCTCTTGTTGCGTTAAAT